ATTCGTCGTCATTTGCAGCGGAAGGTTCACAGCTCCAAATTAGGTTTTGGCCCGAGAAACATCCGCCCGAATAGGATTCCGAAACGGGATCAGCCGTGTACGCACCTTGTACGTCATCGTTTGTATAACCTGTTATGACGTAATTGGTGAAATCAAATTTATTACCGGTCCCCAAATTCGTTGTGACGCCATCAACAATTTTAGTGCCCCCAAAGGCGCTTCCTGTATTAAAGAAAATTTGAGTGCATACGCCGCTGCCGCTTACTAAATAATCAGACCTAAAAGTATCGCCTCCCGCAAGAGATCCCGTATAGGTTTTAGTGTGTGCGCCGCTGAAAAACACTGTTTGAAGCTGATTCCTGCTGGTCTTGTTTGAAGAGTCAAGCTCTTTGGTTCCCGTGGGGTAATCATAAGTTGGGGTAAGAAGATCCAGTTTGTACAATTTATCTGTTTTAAAAGAAATTGCCTGATCAACAATGATGTTGTCGAAATTGGTGCCATCAAAGGGAGTGACCTCCCCATCACTATTTTCCGAATCATCCGAGTAAACTAGAGGTTCAACACGATTGGTTCGACCACTATACTTCAACGGGCTTCTAAAGTTGTCGTAAATTTGAACAACGTCCCCCGGTTTAAGATATGCTCCCTCCATACCGACCCCAAATGATACCGTTTCGGTTTCGTTAGCTTCGCTAGCCAGAATCCATTTGGCAAAACGTCTGGCTTGACCTTTACTGGTGCATCCCAACGCAGAGGTTTCAATTTCCCTAATACCATACCTTCTTACTGATTCTTCGTCTTCGACATATTCGACCGCCGGTTGGAAGAAGTTTCTTTTGTCGTTGTATCTCACTATGGCTACTGTGTGACGAGCCTTCTTTGCGGAAGAAGCGTAATTAAAATCCCCATTAACGACATTGGACGTAGTAAACTGGGTAAGGGGGTTTTTGAATTTGTCTTGAACGGCCATAATGGAACCGTTTGCGTAATAAGCTATGCCACGAAAAGCTGACGCCAAGTCGTTTACGACCTTGAAGGCTTCTTCGCGACTTGATATCATGTAATTGAAGGTAAATCTAGGTTCTATACCGCCGTAGCCATCAGGGACAAGAACGTCACAGTATTGTGCTATTTCGTAAAGAGCCCATTTGTCAATGTCGTCTTCCTTGATGTATTCCCCAAGTCCGTAACGAGGATTAGTTAGAATGTCGTAAAAACACCATGCAGGATTATCGCACCACTCCTTTATAAAGATTTCCTCCTTTGACTCTTCTGCGTTGCTATCTGTAGTGATATCAGTAGCAGAAAAAGTTTCCTTTTTGAATTCTCCATTCCAATTGTTTTCGTCAAGGGTAGCACATACAGGTTTATTCCAGAACGCTTGAGTCTTTTCGCTTCCAGCTCGCGTAGAGAAATACCAAGGGTTAGAACCTGTCCTTCGGCGACTTTTGGTGTTGAAGCTCGCGTTTGGGAAAGCTGCTGCTTCGTCACTTCTCCCGTATGTTTTTGTTTCGGGGTCGTAATTGTTGGGAACCTTAATCTTCAAAAGACGCGTATCATATGCTCGAGAAGGAATCCGAGAAAAGGTTTGCGCATCAAATTGAGAATATATCATAGAAGAGTATGGATATCTCAGTTGTGTACCGTAGACTTCTACTATGGAGTCCACGAAGGAAACATTCCTTAAGAAGGAAGTAAGGGACTCTGGCGTGAGGCGGACAATCCTTATCCTCCACCCCTCAAAAAAAGCAGTATCAGCCAAGTCTTCCTTGGAAAGATCGATGATAGTGGTTCGAATGTACCCTTGATCTATCTTGCCGGTGACTCGTTCAGTGATGGGACCAATCCATTGTTGTGGAGAGAGAACGGTTTTATCCAGTACGATATCGACCGTTTTGCCTAAACTTGCCGGTTGGAATCGTTGATCAAAAATAGGTTGATAGTAAATTGCATATTCTATGGTGCGAGCCTTTGTGTCTCCGTAACCTGCGGACGCCGCTCCTTGCGCTGCTAGTTGAGACGATTTTTTGTAGGTCTTGGGTCCTGCCTGTAGGCTTTCAAACAGGGCATTTATTTTAATGTTTACCTGTATCTTACTGCATTCTTTATTTAGTATGGTGTAGGTCTTAGAATATTTATCTATTTTTGTGCCCGCTTTTAGTTTAGCCGATCTTTCGTCAGTGGGGAATTCTCCATCTCCGCTAGCTACTTCTGGTCCGTACAGTCTTTCGCCGATCCCCCTTTGAACGCTTAAGTCTAGCAGGGGGTCACCGGTCATGCCGGTGTAGTTGTTCATGTCAGTACTTAATGTCGGAAGAGTTCCGATAGGTCCTCCAACCACTTGATGGACGTTAACGGATTGAAAGTTATAATAACCATCTTTGTCAACAACTGGAACGTCATTCCAGTAAATAGAACGTAAAAAACCCAACTGCAACTGTTCGGCGCTGTTTGTAAGAGAGGCTGTTACGGGACCACTTATTCCGGTAGCTAAGAAAAGATCGAGAGTGACTTGGGTGTATCCTGTTTCGCCTTCGTTCCCCATGTATTGGTAGTTACCGCTTACAAGACCGTCTATTTCTCCTTCGCTTAGCAAGTCTGCGGTTTCAGCGTAAGAACGAGAAGTTACATAGTCATAGTCAGGGGCTGTACCCACCCTTACAGCGGAAACATCAGTTACGACTGGGCGTCCTTGTTTTTGTTTTTTCTTTTTTCCCATATTTTCCTTAGTCGTTCGGTGTTGATCCCCATTTCGATACACGATTAGCCAAGAGGCCTCCTGCATTAGGAATATTATAAAGAAGGCCGTACTTGGTCTGCCCCCATGTATCTTTCGGGAGCACCTCAGCCGGAGAATTTACAGTATCTACGGCGGATTGAATAACATGGCTTCCTATTACTAAGCGACCGTAACCAACAAACACCGGTCCCCCTTCTCTTATTGTGTTTTGAGGACCCCCTAAAAGATAAGCCTTTCCTCCTCCTTGTTCTATTTCCCTAAAGTCTCCAAACTTGGGCATTTCTGTTAAAAGGTTAGTGACACCCGCTGCCACAAGTCCTATGCCACCTAAAACATAAGCGGCCTGCATTCCGGAACTAAGTGATGCTCCTAGCCCGAAGGCTCCTACCCCTGTCGCTATTAAGACTATCCCTAGGATTATAGTAAAAATGTCCATGATCTCTGAACCTTCCAGTACCGGAACTATGTCTATTCTTTCTATTTTTTTTGTTTTCATTACGAGTTCCGAAGCAGCCAACCCTTCCGCAGTATTAGGGTCCTTTCCCTCTTCGGTCGCAAAATCTTGTTCGTTTATCAGTACCCGATATTTAATATTTTTCCTATCGTTTTCGAGAAGTTGTGAGTAAAATGTCTTTGCGTTACATTGGATTCCTCTCACTGCATCTCCAACGCTGTTGACAGCGAGGTTCCAGTCGGACTGCCCCATTTGCTCTCCCAAAATGCCATGAAGCTTTATGTTAACTAGTTTATTCATATTTCTTATGTCTATATATTTTATACATTCTCTTCTTGTAAATAGAACTTAAATCTTCGATACAGGGGTATTTGTTACGAGCGTGGTGAATCATGGTTCCGTTTCCCAAGTAAACGGATACATGGTTGGGCCCCCCTCCTTTTATGAATTCAAACACTAATACGTCGTGTTTTTTTAGTTGTGACGAAGGGTCCAGTTCTATTCCGATATTTTTTTTATTAAGCTGGAAAAGTCGGGCGATTAAATAGGGATCTTTTTTATACCAATCGTTTCCTAAAGTGTTTTCTCCCTCGAGTTTTATTCCTAGGTTCGCATAGTACTCTTTCACTATACTGTAGCAATCTGATTTGCCTATTTCAAACAGGCGGTTATAAAGGAAAGTTTTGTTCTTCTTGTAATCAAAAAAAGAGAAAGTGTCCTTGTTGGTGTTATATAATATATAATTAATTTGGTGAATGCGACTGTTATTCATGTCGTTCACCGAGAATTCTTCGTTTGCGGAGTTGTGGGAATGGTAGGTAGCCACAATTTTACCGTTACGTGAAGCACGTAAGTAGTCTGATGGGTTTATAGAAAAATGAGCAGTAGGTTTTTCTGAACTATTCCTGCATGGAAATGAAGTTGGGGCGTTATCTTGATCCACTATTAACCCACAACACTCGTTAGGTTTTTCGCGAAAGGCGTGATCCTTTATTCTTTCTTTAATTAACGGGGAAAGTTTCATTATCCTTGACCCACTTTTCTAGCGGCAGGAAAACCTCCAAAAGGAAGTTTGCCCCGAGTTATAGCACAACTTTGCTCGCCATTTTTATTATTTTCGACGCCCCCCTGAGAGTAAAGACCCCATCTTAATCGACATCCCGTAAGGGTTTTAGAACATTCATCCGCGACCCAGTAGTCGGTGTTAGGAGGGGGATTTTTTTTGTTTTCGGCCTTTGTAATATCACGTCTCGCAACATAGTAATATTTAATGTCGTCTTTATATAAAAAAACAGACACTCCTTTATAGTAGGCGTAATAATTCTCATCGCCTTCCCCTCCATTAGTAACAACTTTCTTCTCGGTATTAGCGTCGACGCTCCACAGGGAAAGCCCCCCCTGAAGGGAGCCTCCTATAATTTCTGTTATTTTTTCATCATTATCGTCCGCCACAGGAGGAGCTACGGTGGGGAGACCTACTCCTGTACCGCTATTTTCTTTAAGTTTTCCAATGGTCTTTGCCGTGGGAAGCTTTTTAAGTCCGGCTTTTCTCAAAACGGGAACGTTTTGTCCGTCGTCGTATTCCCCTGTGACAGGGTCCCTAGTCGGATTGATTTCAGGTTTATCAGCGTGTTGATACCAGCATCCGCAGCCTCGGTATTGCCACATGCATTTATCAGAGACAATCATCCGTTTGGGAAGCTTTATGCCTTCTAGATCGAAAATTGAAGAAAGTTGGTACTTTAGAGTACTTTTATTTTCTGCTATTTTTCTTTCTATATAATAAACCTCGGTAGGAAGTTCTGCGTACGGGTCCGGTTCGTATCCTACTGGTAACTGTTGTCCGATTGAGGGTTTATCACGGAATTGTCGCGGAACGAAGTTCCTCATATCCAAATATTTGGCGAAGGTTCGTCTTCTTGTAACTTTAGCGCCAATTATATCCCCAAATTTTCTAATTTCGTGTTTAAGTAGAGCTAGTTGGTCTGATCCTGTTTCGGATTGACTGGAGATTGATAGGGTTGGTTGGGGGAGGGTTCCCTTACTACTCGTTTCAAATCCTTCGGTTAGGATAGGGGCTGGATAATAGGTGTTATTTTGCCAAAGCACATAGGAGTTGATGATTTTTATATTGTTATGGAATCTTAAGACGGAATCTTTAAGGTTTTTATTGAGGCCTATTTCTTTAGCTTGAGAGCTTAGGTTTTCGATGTGTCGAGTGGTTAGTAATTGTTGCAAGTCTATCTCTACCAAGGTAATTAAAGCTGATGGAGTAAGATTAGTTAGTTCAAAATTAAGAGATTTAATTGAACTTTCAGCAATCG